CTTTCCCCGGTTGGCTCATCCATGTTGAGTTCAGCCGAGCGCGTGACTGCTACCATTTCTGGTGCTAAAATCACATCCGCTCAATTCGCCGTGAACTTGCCCGTTACTGAGCATGCTCATGAGGCGTCCCGACAAGCACGCCGGCTGTCGGAAGTGCAAGCAGGGAAGAAACTGCTTGACAGGTTTGTCGGTAAGACGATCGTCATTGAAGGTGGTGGCGAACGGGAAGTTCGCAACTTTGATGGCTGTCAGGAGGAAGGCATTAAGTTGCACGTTTGTAAATCGGTGGTCACAGGGCACGACGCGGCGCACGCGGTCGGGGTTTGCCCGGGTGTTGGCAAGTGCTGCATTCGTGCGGATTATGTTGTCTCAACAGATTTCATATATTACGCGGGAGCAGAAGGTGTTGCAGATGCGCTCACCAAGCACGGAGCTCGTGCGTACTATGCGAACATCATTGCCCCGTACGTCGGTGGCTGTGGGACGCGTTACGAAGGGGAAATGGTCTGGGAACGTGTGGGCGACAAAGTCAGAGTCACGTCTGATGTCAACACGCGAGAAGTTTGGGAGCACAGCGACATGTGTTGGCTGCTCGAAACCGATGGACGTAGATTCGGCAAGCGAACCTTGTCGTGGTGCCCCATCTGGAGCGGAGCCGGCCGCATTGTCTACGAGTTCAAGTGGGCAGACGTCGCCCCCAGGGTTAGCCAACGATTTGGCACCCTGGATGGGCTTGTCAGTACTGGCCGTGGACCTCCCAGCGTTTACGCTGGGAGTGACGTATGCTACCCAACTAGTCAGGTGCTTCGAGCACTTGGCGTCCCAGCTAGATGTGCCCCGTTCATCAACGAGGGCGTAGTTTCGTTGCATATCGCCAGCAAGGTGAAGAGCTTTTTGGCTCGAAGCCCTAACCGCGACAAAGAATGGAACTCGCTCGCGTGCCAGAAGGCAGGAGCCTTGGGCGCTGATGATATTTTCGCGACTGCCGCGCTGGCGGTCCGCCTAGCAGAGCTAGGGCGGCAACAAACCAACTGGGTTGCTTTCATTTGGGGCGTAACGCCTCTCGCCTGGCGCAATTGGATCGCCACCAGCACCAGCTGGACGGCGCGGTTCCTACGCTTCGTCGCAGCCACCCGGCCAAAATTGGTCAGGTTCCTGCAGTGGGTGTTGGGGCTGCTTACGAGATTCAAGAGCACCAAGCTTTCCGCTTGCCAGTACGAACCGCAGGAGCTAGTCGCTCCGGTAACCTGCAACCCCTTGGCTCCTGGGGTTTACGAGGCTACCGGAGTGCGGCTGGACGGCTCGGTAGGGACACTGGCGTCTCTACGAGTTGACCAGTTCGATTGCACGGCTGGCGTTGATCGGCAACCAGCGTGCAAGAGGGACATAGGTCTCGCAGGTGTTGGGGTCCGGTATCAGTATGTCGAGACAAAATGCAAGTGCAGCTTGACTCTGGGGACTGCGTTTTTGCGTCGCAACATCGATGCAGTAAACGGCAGGAACTGCCCAGACGTCCGCGATTTCGCGCTCGAAAGTTGTCGGCACGTCGCATACGTGGTAGGCCTCAATCCCGGTATGATCTTCGATTTGCGTACTCCCCGGTTCGAGGATTGGGTGTCGAGCTACAATCGGACCACGCGCGCAAAATTGTGCGCCGCTCTGAACGTAGACGTTCCCATCCCGAGGCCAGACATACTGGCGATTACGAAAGTCGAGCCTGGATTGAAAGATGGCAAACCCCGTGGAATCAGACCACTGTGTCCTGAAGTCGGCGCGCGACTCGGACCGCACATGAACGCAGCTGCTCACGCGCTTAAAAGTGCTTTTAGCAGCGACGGTTCGGTCTATTACTTGGGAGGGGCTTCGGGGTGTGATATGGGGTCATACTTTGATGCTGCGGTGCGGGACATTGATGGTCCCGTTTCGTACATCAATGCCGACTACGCCAACATGGATGGCACTCACACAACGTTGGGCGCTGGTATTCTTACCTTCGCCACCTTGTTCAAACTTGGGGTGCCTCTTAGCATCCTTGAGTTTGACTGGGACCTTTGTGACGCTACTCGCACTCGTTTCGGCGGGTCGGCAAAGCAGGGAGGAGCAGGCTTGGTTTTGACCGAGTCGCTCGCTTCGCTGTTTTCCGGGCATTATGGCACTACCGTGCGCAATAGCGCGCTTAACGCCATGGTGTTGGGTATAGTCATGATTCGTTTGCACATCATGGAGCTTGGGGAGGTGCCACTGCACGTTAGTGCAGTACGGCCGTGCCCATCCGAGTGGACCAGGTATGTTGACCACGCAGGAACTTCGGTACCCGACGTGGCCCCTCTGCAGGCCGAGCAGGGCCTTGAACTGGATGAGCATCGTTTGGCTATTCGCCACCTTGCCAAACCTGTGCTCCGGGAAGCGTGTGAACTGGCCAACGGCCCCGCCATTTTTGGCAGGACCGACGTGATTGCACCGCCTCGTTACTCGTCGTGTTCGATGGTAATGGGCGATGATGGTCTCGTAGTGGTCAAACGCGGCCTCGGCCACAGGTTTTTGCAGCTGGCGCAGGAGGTAAGCGCTGGATTGGGCCTGCGCGCAGAGATGAAGCTGACCGACAGTCGTTGCGAAGCCGAAATCTGCAGTTCGCTGGCCTGGCCAACGACCTCCGGCACCGTCTTTGGCCCGAAACCAGGACGTGTGTTGGCCCGAACGGGTTGGAAACGTATGGCGCACGAAGCGAACTGGCTGGGGCACATTAGAGGTGATGCTCTCAGCCTGTTCGACTCCGTGGCCCACATCCCTTTGTTGCGGGTGTGGGTACGTACTTTGCTCCGACTCACCGATGGCGTCGTCCCAGTCGAGGTAGCTCAACATCGCCACAAAGTCCGGGCCTCGCGTGCACATGACAGCTGCGACGCCACCGACGCGATGTTTTGCGAACGATATTCCTTGGGTATGGACAGTCTTCGAGCCATGGAGGCCGAGCTGGAGCACATTACCAAGTTGCCGTTCCTGCTTGAACACCCAGCCTTTTTGGCCGTGGTGGAGGTGGACACCAAGTAAACTGGTGTCGGCGGTGGCGCGCCTTAACACGCCCAGCCCTGGCTGCCCCAGGGTTGAAAAGTCGCATTTGTTTGCGCGGGTGAGAGTACCTTTAACACTCAGCATTGGTGCCACGGAGAGTTAGCCTGTCTTGCATGGCAAAGCCCAAAACTCCTCGTCGCAAGAATGTTCGCAGGGTA